TTCTTTAGGGAATAATAATTGTAGCCCGACATTTGTATTAACGCGTTATTTTATGCTGGGCTATTATATGTATAAATAAAATGACTGATCCGGATGAAGATTACGGTGACGACACACCGCAACAACAACAACAACAACAACAACAACCACAACAACCACAACAACAAAGACAAAGACAACCAGGACAAAACGGGATAGATCACGATGTCATTGCTGGTTTGGACATGAACATTGGGCCGATTGCGGCTCCTTCTGCAGTTGCGCCCTATGTTCAACCCAGGGTGCGAGGCGGGCCTGTTGCACATTTTGCATGGTCTCAAAGGCAAAGGTCGCCGCCGTCTCCGATTGACAGGATAGACGACGACGAGGATGCGGATATTGATTTTGCTGCCTTGGCAGGCGTAGTAGGCAACGACCCCGATAATGAAGCAATTGCGAGAGCGGTTGCAAGTCAAACGGTGTTGCAACAAATTGCAGCAGCACAGCCTGAAGAATTGCAAATTCCACCATCAAATGTAGACCGAATTGTCTCGTCCATTTTGGACCCTCGCCCCCAACCGCGACATCAGCTGCAGCTGCAGCAACAGCAACAACGAGAGCAATTGTTTCGTCACAGGGAAATGATAACTGCAATATTGAGAGAATGTCCCAATGTGCGAATACATCGTTTGATTCGTTTTATTTTGTCAATTGAGCGATATACTCTCAATACCAGCCGGTTGCGAGAACGGCTGCGCCAACTGGAACGAATGTTACGCATGAATCGTCGGACTCGCAGCATGCTGAATGTCACCGTGTCGCATTCAACCGAATTTATGCGTGCATTTAGACGATTGGTGGCGGGTTGCAGTTCCGCAAGAGCGCGCCGGGCATTTTATGCATTGATTTCCCGTCTGAGGGAACAAGTGGTTCATAGACTGGATGAACTAAATCAAAGAAGAACAAGACGGGTCTTTACACAACCACCACAATCACCACAATCAAAAGGCGGCAAACGTAAAACCAAAAAAATGTCAACCAACCGAAACAAGACAATGAGAATGAGCCAAAAAAAATAAAATTGCTTAAAGCGAATAAATGGATATTATGTATCCCTTTATTTCATAAAGACAGTCATGACGGACGGCTACGACATTGTGATTGTGGGTGCAGGTCTTAGCGGCGCCGTTCTTGCAGACCGATTTGCGCGGGTCCTCAATTTAAACGTGCTCGTCATTGACAAACGCAATCACATTGCCGGAAATTGCCACGATTACATCAATGAGGACGGCATCTTGATGAACAAGTACGGACTGCACCTCTTTCACACCAACGATGACGAAACGTATGAATACATAACCCAGTTTGGCACATGGATTCCGTACGTGCACAAGGTGGTTGCACGGGTGAAAACCGACGAAGGGGTTGAAGAGCACGTGCCCGTGCCCGTGAACATTGAAACGGTGAATAAATTGCTGCACACGCATTTGCAAACCACGGACGACATGGACGCCTGGTTGAAGGAGAATCAGGTGACATATCCGAACGGAATACGCAACAGCGAAGAAATGGCAAAGTCCCGCGTGGGAGAGGAGTTGTATGAGAGACTGTTCAAACATTACACAATAAAACAGTGGAACAAGCACCCGAGCGAGCTGGACCCCAGCGTGCTGGCAAGGATCCCCATTCGCAACAATCACGACTGCCGATATTTCAGCGACAAGTATCAGCTGTATCCGCTGCATGGATACACCGAATTTGTGGCCAACATGCTGAACCACCCTTTGATAACCGTGCGACTGAATACCGACTACTTTTCGGTCCAGGGCGAAGACTGCATCAAGGGGCGCAAATTGTTGATATACACGGGGCCCATTGACCGGTATTTTGATGACCCGGAGTGTCCCAAGCTGGAGTACCGAAGCATACGGTTTGAAGAAATCGGGTTGCAAGGGGTGGGCCTGTTTCAAAGCAACATTGTGGTCAACGAGCCTTCCCCCGACGTTGCTTACACGCGGTCCGTGGAGTATTCGCACCTGCCTCAAAATCGGGATAAAAACCGCAACGCACCCACAACCATCGTGCGCGAATACACCACGGATGAAGGGGAGCCGTATTACCCTATACCCAATGAGAGAAATTTGGCGCTGTATGAAAAATACAGACAGCTTGCCATTGAAGAGGAGCAACGCAACAGCGTCATATTTGTGGGCAGACTTGCCCAGTACAAATACATTGACATGCACACTGCCATTAAAAATGCGCTGGAAATATTCAAACAAGTTTCGGGCTCGGGCAAGTTTGTGTCGGAGGAAATTAAGACCGCATAAATCCGCATAAATCCGCATAAATCCGCATAAATCCGCATAAATGAGGAAAAATGTAGATAAAAAAATGCATAGATTTATTCATACAGGTCCTGTGTGCTTATCGCGAGCTTGTCATGTTTGTCCAATATTGCGTTGCCCGATACAATGAAGATGTTGACTGGATTGCATCGGCTGCATCCTCTGCAAACGTTTTGATATACAACAAGGGAGCCCGTTTAAATCTCCCGAACGAACTCATTCTGCCGAACGTGGGGAGGGAATCGCACACGTATTTGCATCACATTATTGAAAATTATGACAGCCTGTGCGACATCACTGTTTTTACGCAAGCCAAAATAAATGATCACGGCTATGAGCATGACATTCGGGCATTTGACAATTTAATCGTGCAGTGCCAACTGCACGGCCATTCTAAAAATTACGGCACGACAAATGTAGCTGTAAATGCAATCAATCACACGCAGACCCACTTTGCACCGGATTTCAACATGCTGCCTGAGATTTCATCAAGTTTGCATTACAACTACATGGTGGATGCGACGGAAGTTACGAAAATTCCGTTTTCCGAGTGGTTCAGAAACAATACTGGGTATGAATATAAGGATGACGTTTGCATCTACGTGGCTGGGATTTTTGTCATGTCCAAACAGCAAATTCTTACACGGCCAAAGGAGTATTACGTGTCCTTGCACAACCAGCTGTGCAATCACAATGCGCCCATAGAGGGTCATTTTATGGAACGGTCATGGTACTATGTGTTTAGATGCGGTGCGAATGAGAATAATGAGAATACTGATAATAATGATAATAAATTAAAAAATTGAATTTGCTTAAAGCAAATAAATGGATGTCATGTATCCCTTTATTTTACAAAGACAATCAGAACAATGGCCTCTGAATCTTTATCCAGCAAGTATCAAAAAATGACCGACTTGGAGCACATTCTCAAGAAGCCCGATACCTACATTGGGTCAATTCAAATGACCGAGTGCACCGAATACACGACTACATCTACAACCACTGAGAAAGAAGGAGGCACGACAAACATCGGCCTGGCAACATTCACGCACATCCCGGCGCTCTACAAGTTGGTGGACGAGGGTCTGGTGAACATGCGCGACCACGTGATCCGCCAGGCGCAGGCGATCAAGGACGGCAAGCCCGATGCGCTCCCCGTCACGTCAATTGAAGTAGAGGTTGATGCCGCCACTGGCACGATCACAATGACAAATGACGGCAACGGTATTGACATTGCGCAGCACCCCGAACACAAGATGTGGATCCCCGAGATGATTTTCGGGCACCTGCGCACCTCCACGAATTACGCCGAAGACAAGAAGGAGAAAATCGTCGGCGGGAAGAACGGGTTCGGATTCAAGCTCGTGCTCGTGTGGTCCACGTGGGGCTCCGTGGAAACCGTGGATCACGTGCGCGGCCTCAAGTACGTCCAAGAATTCAAGACGAATCTGACCGAGATTTGCCCGCCAAAAATCACTAAATGCTCCAGCAAGAAGCCTTACACGCGCATCTCGTTCCGCCCCGATTACGCGCGTCTCGGTATTGCAGGGCTCACTCCGGAAATGACGGCGCTATTTACGAAGCGCGTGTATGACATTGCCGCCGTCACGGATCGCAGCATCCGTGTGAAATACAATGGTGCTGTTGTGCCAGTGAAAGATTTTAAGCAGTACATCGGCCTCTACATTCGCCCCGAAGTCAAGCGCGTGTATGAGGCGCCCTCAGACCGCTGGGAATACGCCGTGTGCCTTACGAACACGGACGAGTTCGGTCACGTGTCATTTGTCAACGGTATTTGCACGTCCAAGGGCGGCAAACACGTGGAGTACATCATGGGCCAACTGCTGCGCAAGCTGGCGGCGTTCATCAAGACCAAGAAGAAGGTGGACGTGAAGCCGGCAACGATCAAGGAGCAGCTCACGCTGTTCTTGCGATGCGACGTGGAGAACCCCGCGTTTTCCAGCCAGACGAAGGACGAGCTCACAACAACGAGCGCGAATTTCGGGTCGGCCTGCACCGTGAGCGACGAATTTGTGGAAAAGGTGGCGAAGATGGGTGTCATGGATGCAGCCTGCGCTTTGACAGAAGTGAAGGAGGCCAAGGCGGCGAAGAAGACGGACGGCGCCAAGACGCGCACCATTCGCGGCATCCCGAAACTGATTGACGCCAATTTTGCGGGCACGGAGAAATCGGGTCAGTGCACCATCATCTTTTGCGAGGGTGATTCGGCCAAGGCGGGCATTGTCTCGGGTTTGAGCAAGGAGGATCGCAACATCATCGGTGTGTATCCAGTGAAGGGCAAGTTCATGAACGTGCGCGGCGAGGCTGTCAAGCGCATTGCGGAAAATACGGAAATCGCGGAAATCAAGCGCATCCTTGGCCTGGAAAACGGGCGACAATATACTGCAGAAGATGTGGCCAAGCGGCTGCGATACGGCAAAGTGCTGTTCATGACGGACCAGGATTTGGACGGATCACACATCAAGGGGCTCGGCATCAACCTGTTTCAGAGCGAGTGGCCGTCGCTGACGCACATCCCGGGGTTCATCGGGTTCATGAACACGCCGATTCTGAAGGCGCGCAAGGGCGCACAAGAACGCGTGTTTTACAACGAGGGCGAGTTTGAGGCGTGGAAAAGCGGAACAAGCGGAGCGACTACAAGCGGAGCAAGCGCTGGTGCAGCAGTAGACGTCAGCACCTGGAATATCAAGTACTACAAGGGTCTGGGCACCAGCACGGGGCGCGAATTCCGCGAGTATTTTGAGCACAAGAAGATCGTGGATTTCGCGCACACGGGCGAGCCGAGCGACGACGCGATTGACCTTGTCTTCAACAAGAAGCGCGCCGATGACCGCAAGCAGTGGCTGTCCACGTACAACCGCGCCGACCATCTGGACACCAGCCACAAGCACGTGACATACGAGGACTTCATGACGCGCGAGATGAAGCACTTCTCCATCTACGACAACCAGCGATCCATTGCAAACGGCATGGACGGCCTGAAAATCTCGCTGCGTAAAATCCTGTATGCGGCGTTCAAGAAAGGCGGGCTGAAGACGGAAATCAAGGTGGCGCAGTTCAGTGGTTATGTTTCGGAGCACTCGGGCTACCACCACGGCGAGGCGAGCCTGAACGCGGCCATTATCGGCATGGCGCAAAACTTTGTCGGCAGCAACAACATCAACTTGTTTGAACCCAATGGGCAGTATGGGACGAGGTTGTGCGGAGGCAGAGATTCTGCTAGTGAAAGGTACATCTTCACGCAGCTGAACCCAATCACACGTTTGATTTACCGCGCGGAGGACGACGCTGTCTTGGAGTATCTGGACGACGACGGCCAGCTGGTGGAGCCCACCTTTTACGCGCCGATTGTGCCGATGGTTCTGGTCAACGGCACGAAAGGCATCGGCACGGGGTTCAGCACGGACATCATGTGCCACAATCCGCTGCAAATCATTGACCACATCGCAAACATGCTGCTGCAAAAGCCGGAGGCGGAGTGGGGACCAATTGATCCGTATTACCGCGGGTTCAAGGGGTCAATCACTTCATTAACATCATCATCATCATCATCATCATCATCTGGGTCTGGTGGAAAGTTCCTGGTTAGAGGGCTGCATGCCGTGGATGCCGCGAAGAAGCAGGTGCGCGTGACGGAGCTCCCGGTTGGCTACTGGACGGAGGATTTCAAGAAGCATTTGGAGTCACTCATTGAAACCGGCGCAATCAAAGACTACGTGGACATGAGCACGGACACGGTGGTGGATTTCACAATCACGTTTCCGGCAACTGCTGACCTTACAACTCCCATATTTGCTGCAGTCGTGGACCATGGCTGCTGCACAGCAGTTGAAAAGCTGCTCAAGCTCTATACGACAGAATCCACGAGCAACATGCACTTGTTTGACAGTCAGGACCAGCTGAAGAAGTACGGCAGCGTGCGCGACATTGTGCGGGACTACCACGCGACACGCCTATCCCTATATGGGAAGCGCAAGACGCACCAGTTGGCGGCCATGTCGGCGGAGCTCCTCATTCTCGGAAACAAGGCGCGCTACATTCAGGAACTGTTGGACGGCAGCATTGACTTGAGGCGAAAGCGCGGCGATGAGCTCACGGCCATGCTGCAATCCAAGGGCTACGACCAGGTGGAAGGCGACCAGCAGTACAAGTACTTGTTAAAGCTGCCAATGGACAGCGTGAGCGAGGAAAACGTGCAGAAGCTACTGAAAGAGAAGGGGCAGAAGGAATCGCATCATGCCGCGCTGCAAGGCACCAGCATTGAACAGCTGTGGCTGGCCGATTTGGCGGAGCTTCGCGCCGAATACGTGAAACAGGAGGAGAAACGCATGGCCGCAGAAGTGTCTGTGGTCCCAATAGGCGCGAAGGCAGGCGCAAAGAAGATGGTGGTTAAACCTAAAAAGGTCTAACTATGCGTGGGATTCATGCGATAAATAAAATGCGTATATTTGTGAACGAGAGAAATTCAATGAAAAATATTTTTATTGAAGGTTTGATTGTGTTAATATTTTATTTGTGTTATTTGTGCATTTGTGCATTTGTGCATTTGTGCATTTTACAGTAAATTTCTCTCCTTTGCGAATGTTCAAAGAACCAATTCACCCGATGGTGTGTGTTTGACGGCAAGACATGCGCGAATGGCTGCGGCGATTTCTTTTTCAGCGCATGACCATGATGTGTTGGTGGCGATGATTTTTTGGACTTGAGCGGCGAGTTCCACGCCGAGACATCCGGCGTTGCGGTCAATGCATCGGCTCATATGCATTAGCAATTTCGTCCATTTGGCGAGCCAGAGGGCGCCGGTCTTGCTGCGGTAATGGCGAAACGCGACGATGCAGATGATGCTGTAAATGCCGCAATATCCCGGATTATACGCATTTGTGCCGTAGTTGATGTTGTATTCGGGGGAGATGGAGGTGTAAGCCCGAGTGACGTTTTTTAGGGGTTTAGTGTGGTCATCCAGGATGCGAATGCCGCAGAAGCAGTTGCGGCCGTTGGATTCAAAGACGGCAATATTGTGCGGATTGGTTGTGATGGCGCGGCTCTTAATGAGCACCAAGGAGTGCGCATTGCCGCCGCGGTGCTGCACGTTGATAACGCGGAAACTTTCGTAGGACA